GGATGATGGCGCGCAGCCCACGCCACTATCAGCACGCGCTGGAGCATGGGGTCACGGAGACGGCGGCCATGCGTATCGGGTCGGCGGCGCACGCCCTGGTCCTCGGGGGGTGGCGCAGCTTCGCCGTCTACGACGGCGTGCGGCGCGGGCGAGAGTGGGAGAGCTTTCGCGATGCCCAAGACGGGGACACGACGATCCTCAATGCCCGCGAGGACGAGACGGCGCGGGCCGTCGGCCTCGCCGTCCAATCTGATCCAGACGCCTGCGATCTGCTCTCCGGTGAGGTCGAACGGTCGATCGCCTGGGAAGTCGCAGGGCGGCTGTGCATCGGAACCCCCGACGCGCTCACGCTGTCGAAGGGCGATCTCTCGGACCTCAAGGTGACGGCCGACGGCAACCCGGAAAAGTTCATCTGGCACGCGGCGCGGCAAGGATGGCTCGCGCAGCTCGCGTGGTACGCCGACGGCCTGCGCTCGCTCGGGCGCACCGTGAATCATCTGCACCTCGTCGCCGTCGAGGCGAAGCCGCCGCACGTTGTCACCTGCTACCGGCTGACCGAGCGGGCCGAGGAACTGGGGCGGCGCACCTGGCGGCTGCTCTTCGAGCGGCTCCGCGTGTGCGAGGAAAGCGATACCTGGCCCGGTTACGCGCAGGTGATCGTCGACCTTGATTCGCCGGAGGATCTCACGCTACAAATCGACGGGGAGGATGTCACCGCATGAGCACCATTCACGCAGAGGGGAAGTTCTCAGGGCGCATCACCGACACCGATTTTGAGCAGGACCGGGACAATCCGGACGGGCTCATCTTGTGTTTCACCATCAAGCTCGACGACGGCCACCAGGCTGTCGCGCGCCATCGGACGCACGGGGCGTACTCGCACATCGCGCGGAAGATGATTGAGGAGTTCGGCCTCGACTGGCCCAAGGGCGTGCTCTCGATAGGGACGCTCGTCGGGAGGGACGTGCCGGTGAAGATCAAGCACAAGACGTCCAAGAACGGCACGGTGTACGAGAACGCGTACATCGACTTCGGTGGGTCGCAAAACGAGCCCGCGGACTCCGATTTCGTCAAGCGGGCCGTGGAGAAGATGGCGGAAACACCAATCGCCGATGATGGACTTCCGTTTTGAAAGATCGTCGCCATGGGGGCGACCCCGCGACTAAGAGCGCGGGCTCGCGCGCAGCCGGGCCGACCGACCGCGACGCCCGGTTGCAGCGCGGGGTTAAACATTCGGTGTGCATGACCTGCGGGTTCAAGTTCGATGTGCGGTTCGTTGACGGCATCCCCCAGTTTTTCGATCACGGGACGAAGACGCCGCACCGATGTAAGGAGATGGGCGACAAATGACAACGACCTACGAAAAGAGGTACCTGGGCGACGGGGCCTACGCCGCGTTCGACGGTTACGGCGTTTGGCTCACGGCCGAGAACGGCATCGAGGCCACCGACCGCGTGTACTTGGAGCCTGGAGTCTACGCCGCGCTCGTCCGCTACTGGGAGGACATGCACGACGAGGCGCGGAGGTGACCGGCCTGATCCGCCGTGACGCCGCGATGGCCTGCTGCGTCTACGGCTGCGCGTGCAGCGCCGAGATTCGCAAGCTGATCGAGGCGGTGCCCGCGAGCGTAGATCCAGCGACCGATCCCATCGAGGCCGAGTACCAGGAGGCGGCGGTGGCGTTCGCCGAGTCCGTCCGTAGCGGCGAGAACCGAGACGAGGCATACGACCGCTTCGAGAGCGCCAGGGCCGCGCGGGAGGCGGGGGGCAGATGAGCGGTTACGCGGAGTTCCTGGCGTCGAAGCGCGTCGTCACGCCGCTTCGAGGCCTCGACGAAGTACCGGCGCTCGCCGGCCACCTGTTTCGCTTTCAGGCTCAGTGTGTCGAGTTCGGGTTGCGCGCCGGGTCCTGGGGCCTGTTCCTCGACACGGGCCTCGGTAAGACGGCGTGCGAGCTGGAATGGTCGAGGCACGCGGCCGACGCATCCAACGGCCGCGCGCTGATCCTTGCTCCGCTGGCCGTCGGTCATCAGATCGTTGCAGAGGGTGTCAGATGGGGTTACGACGTGCGTTCGGTGCGCCGCGCGGAGGACGTTGGAGACGGCATCAACGTCTGCAATTACGACCGGCTGCACCTACTCGACCCTTCGCAGTTTGGGGCCGTAGCCCTGGATGAGTCGTCGATCCTCAAGAACTACACCGGAGCGACCTCGCGCGCGTTGATCGATGCGTTCGCCGGCCACCGATGGCGGTTATCGGCGTCGGCGACACCCGCGCCAAACGATCACATGGAGCTCGGCCAGCACTGCCAGTTCCTAGGGATCATGCCGTCGAACGAAATGCTCATGCGCTGGTTCGTGGCGGACCAAACAGAAATGGGGAACTACCGATTGAAGGGTCACGCGGTCATCTTGTTCTGGGACTGGATGGCCTCGTGGTCGCGGATGGCATCGCATCCGCGTGACCTCGGGGACGATCTCGACTCGTTTGACTTGCCAGGGCTCGCGGTCCATCGGCATGAGACGGACGCGATTATCAAGGCGAACCCCGGAGAACTGTTCGCCTCGACCCATGTAAGCGCAACGGACATGCACGCGGTCAAACGCCAGACGACGGACGCTCGGGCCGAGATCGCAGCGCGCATTGCTTCGGAAGGCCGCGGACAGTGCATCGTATGGTGCGACACAAACTACGAGGCGGACGCGGTGATCTCCCGGCTCGATTCTTCGGAGGTCGTGGAAGTCCGCGGCTCCGATTCGATCGACGCGAAGGAGGCGGCGCTCGATTTATTCTCGGACGGCACAATGCGGATTATCGTAAGTAAGCCGTCAATCTGCGGGTTCGGACTGAACTGGCAGCGGTGCTCCCGGATGGTATTCGTCGGCCGCACGTTCTCCTACGAGTCCTACTACCAGGCCGTGCGCCGGTGCTGGCGCTTCGGGCAGATGGAGACGGTAGATGTGCATCTGATCGTGGCGCCAGGAGAGGACGAGATCGGCCGGGTGATCGACCGGAAGCGCGAGGACCACGACCGTATGAAAACGCAGATGGTGGCCGCAATGACCCGAGCCATGGGGCGGTCGATCGCGGTGAAAGTGGACTACCAGCCGACGCACGAGGGGAGGCTTCCGAAATGGCTCTGATGTGCTTGGGTGAAGAGCACGGTAATGGTTTCGCAGCCTATCACGGCGATTGCGTGGACGTAGTGCGGCAGTTGCCGGACGCGAGCGTCGGGTTCTCCGTCTACTCGCCACCGTTCTCCGGCCTCTACCTGTACAACGACTCGATTGCAGACATGGGGAACTCGGCGACCGATGACGAGTTCGCGGCGCATTACGCGCACCTTGTCGGCGAGTTGTTCCGCGTGACCCAACCGGGGAGGTTGGTCGCCGTCCACTGTAAGGACCTCGTCTACTACAAGACGCAGCGCGGGACCGCCGGACTGCGCGACTTTCCGGGATTATTGATCCGGCTACACACCGAGGCCGGATTCGATTTCCATTCGCGCGTGACGATCTGGCGGTGTCCTGTGCGCGAGATGACGAAGACCAAGGCTCACGGACTCCTCTACAAGCAGCTCCGCGCGGACGCCTCGTTTTCCAGGCAAGGGCTGCCAGAGTACTTGGTCGTATTCCGCAAGTGGGCGGAGGAAGGCGAGGGCGTTGTTCCGGTGACGCACACAAAGGAAGAGTTTGCGCTCGATCAATGGCAAGAGTGGGCATCCCCTGTTTGGATGCAAACGCGAGAGACCGGAGTGCTGAACGCGGACGGCGCGCGGCACCCGAACGACGAAAAGCACATCTGCCCGATGCCCCTCGACCTGATAACCCGTGCCGTCGTCCTCTGGTCGAACCCTGGGGACGCGGTGCTCTCCCCGTTCATGGGCATCGGGTCTGAGGGGGTTATCGCACTCCGCAACCATCGGCGTTTCATCGGCGTGGAACTGAAAGACACCTACTTCAAGCAGGCTGTCGGCTATCTGAGGGGCATCGATTCTCAAGGGAGGTTGCTCGCATGATCCCCTCTTACGCGATCATCGCCGAGGCCGAGCGCGCCCAAGAGCGTTACGGCGACTTTACTTCCACGCACGAAGCCCTCGGCGTTTTGCAAGAGGAGTTCGACGAACTGAGGGCGGCCATCCACGCCAACTCAATGCAGGCGTGCGCGAAGGAGGCGATGCAAGTCTCGGCCGTGGCCCTACGGCTCCATGCGATTTGCGAGCGAGCGATGGTTGGCGAGGCCGGAGCATTCAAGCGGAGGAGCGGCGCATGACCATCACCCTCCCGCTGCCGCCCGCGGAGCTCGCCCCGAACTGGCGTAGTCGGTCGCACTGGCCGAAGACCAGGGCGATCGCGGAGTATCGCAACACCGCCAAGGTGTGCGCCCTGTTCGCCCTCGGCCCCCGGTATCGGATGCCACGGTGGAAGCTGGCGACCGTCCAGGCGACATTCTATTTCCGCGATGCCCGCCGGCGCGATGGTGACAACCTCGCGGCCAGCCTAAAAAGCGCGTGGGACGGGCTCGTCGACGCCGGGATCATCGAGGACGACAGCGGGCTCACCCATGCGCCGGTCGTTGTTGGCGTCGACAGGAGGAGCCCGAGGGTGGAGCTGTGGGTGGAGGGCGCACCATGAAGCCCGCCGACAGGCTCGCCGCGATGGCGCGCACCGAGGGGACGGCCAAGGCGCTCGCCGCGTGGATGGAGAGCGGCGCGAAGAAGCCGCGCCGGGACTACGCGCGGGAGTGGCGGAAGAAAACAATCAGGAAGCCGAAGAAGCTGTTGTAAGATCCGCTCCGTGGATGCCACGCTAGCCCCTTCCCCTTCATGCTCCCCGCTGTTGGCGCACCTGTGCCGTGGCGTCCACAACTCCAAAGCGCAGGCGCCGGCAGTCGGGGGGCACCAGGAGAGGTAGATGGCGGACCCCACTCCCCACAATCTCGACGTGGAGGCCGCGCTCATCGCGTCGATGATGATGGACCCCTCAGCCCTCCAGCACGCCGTCCCATTGAGCACGTCCGCCTTCTACTCCGAGCGGTACCGCCGATTGTTCCTCGCCTGCGCCAAGTGCTACGCCAAGCGGGGGGCGGTTGATCCGCTGCTCGTCCGGGACGAGCTCGAGCTGTCGGACGAGTTGAATCTCGTCGGGGGGATCAAGGAGCTGGCGAAGCTCACGCAACCGGACGGCTTCACCTTCGGGCACGCGAAACACTACGTCGAGATCCTCCAGCGCGAGGAAGCCCGCCGCGAGGCGTTCATGGCGGCCCACGACCTCGCCAAGATTGCGACGGAGGCGGATGCCCCGGCGATCCTTGCGGCGTTCCGGGACAAAGCGAAACGGCTGGAGGCCGGGAGCCCACGTCAAGACTTGCGGCGGATCACCATGGCCGAGGTGGCGTTCGGGGCCGTCCCGCCCATCCCGTGGATCGCGGAGGAATGGTTCGGGGCTGGGGATAGCTTCGTGCTCGCCGGTGAATGGGGGACTGGCAAGAGCTATCTCGCGCTCGACCTGGCGATCTCTCTCGCCGCGGGCATCCCATGGCTAGGGCACGTGACGATCACGGCCGCGGTCCCCGTGCTCTACCTCGACGAGGAGAACAACGAGGTCAACGCCCGCCGGAGGATGGGGCGGATGCTCCGTGGCCGGGAGATCAGCCCGGAGGTCGGGGCGACCATCCCCATCCACTACCTGACGATGAATCACATCAAACTGAACACGCCGAGAGGCAAGGGGATCATCCGGCGGCAGATCGAGGAGACCGGCGCAAAGGTCGTGGTACTCGATAGTTTCGCCCGGTTCGCCAGGAAGCTCAAATCGTCGGACAACGATGCGCTGGTCGAGTTCCACGACGAGGCCATCACGCCTTTGAAATCCGACTTCGGGGTCACGGTCTTTAGCCTCGATCACATGCGCAAACCCCACGACAGCGACGACAAAGCCGACCCCGCGCACCGAATCCAGGGCGGCCAAGAGAAATCCTCGTTCGGCGATGGTGTCGCGACGTTCAGCCGCAACCGCGATGAATCGACGGGCACGCTAAAAGCCTCGAAAGTACGGTGGACGGAGAGCCTTCCGCCGATGATCGCGACGGACTTCGGGACCAGTGAGGACGAATCGGCGGTATGGATCACGGGGAAGGACGCGGCGATCGACGCCGAGATCATCGTCCGGGATCTACTGATCGAGGCTGGCATGGAGGGGCTCCGGGCCACCGTGCTTTTCAAGCGATCCGAGGCTAGGGGCACGAACTACAAGACGGCGACCAGGACGGTCAAGCGGATGACGAAGCGAGGCTCGATCCTCCGCTCTGAGGAGGGGAAGCGGGGTGTGCGCTACACGCTCAACGGGGTGACTCATGGCGCGGTTTAGGGTCTCGGGGCAGACGGCGGACGGTAAATGGGAGACGATCCTCGGTCTTGGGGAGGCTAGACTCTCGGCCAGTAAGCTCAAGGCGAGGGATGCCTACGACTCCGGGAGGTACGTGTTCGTCGGAGTCTACAGCGGCAAAAGCACGCGCCGAATGTGGCTCGGGACCGCGATCCGAGTTAGGGACACGCCAGGGACAAAATCAGGCGAAGAAGGGGACATAGTTAGGGACCCCCTCATACTCCCCGGAAGGGAACAGTAGCGGTGTCCCTAAGTCGTTTCGGGGACACTTCCGGAGACAAACTGGATTCGGGAACACCCCTTTCTGCGCCTTCGGCGCGGGGGTGTCCCCTCCAGGAGACCCAGACTCGGACCCAAA